GCCACGTGCGCCACCTATATTACCCGCGGCTTGGGCGGCTTGGCTAGCATCGTCGGGCTTGCCTTTCATCATGTCACCAATCTTACTTGCACCGTAGGCCATGGCGCCTGTTTTGGCTCCGCTGTATGCCGCACTACTGAATTTGTCACCTTGTAACAGTTTATCGGTCATTTTTAGCAAACCTAATACTGCCGCGCCGCCTAGGCCTGCTCCACTAATACCAGCGGCCGCAATCAGCGCACTATAAATGAATGCTTGTGCAATAGGATGATCTTTAGCAAACTGTCTATACTTTTGAATTGCTTTATTAACGGCATTGTCCGGGCCGCCTAGACCTGCTTCAATCTTGGCCACCGCACTGTCGTATGCATTGTCTACATTTTTAATAGGACCACTGTTTTGAACTTTAGTTTTTAAGTCTTCCCATGCTTTGTTAACTGCTTCGGCCGCATCTTTACCTTTACCAAGCATAGTTCGATTGCCGCCTGCATCAGTAGCACCTTGTTCTACGCCTTGAAAAACTTTTTCAATTTGATCAGGAGTTAAGTTTGCTTCTACTAATTTGTGGCCAGCACTTTCCCATAGTATCACACTATGTAAATGTTCGTTATTTAGGCCTTCGTATAATTTTTTCTTAGGAAAAAGTGTTCCGCCAGAAATTAACGATTCAACAATCGTAGGTTCAGAGAGTTGGTTTATTTTCATTTTCTTGTTACCTTACTCTTTGTAGATTCTTTCAATGCATTTCCTCTTGGCTTAACTGATTCCGCCTTTGTACCGCCTGTACTCATCCACATTTGTTTTAATACAGACAATAGCTGAGGCTCTGTTACTAATTTAAATGGACCCATGCCGTTTTGTTCGTTCTTTGCATTTTGTGCCGCAACGTACTTGTCCCACTCAGCTTTAAACTTAGCAGGGTCTTTAAAGTCAACAGCGGCCGCAGGCTCTTCTGCCGGTTTCTCTTCAGGCTTAGGAGTTTCTTCTCCTGGTTTAGTTTCGTCTGGCTTTGGAGTTTCTTCACCTGGCTTAGGAGTTTCCTCTGGCGCAGGACTTGGTTCTGGACTAGGGCTTGGATTCCCGTCAGGCTTAGTTTCGTCTGGTTTCTTTTCGTCAGGCTTTTCTTCGCCGCCTGTGGCCGGTAAGCCCATTTGTTTTAATTCTGCCGCGCTAACTCCGTACTGATCCGTTAGCCATTGTGCAATTAAGTTAGCATCCTTAAGATCAGGTTTGCCAGCGCCAGTTTGGTTTGCCCAACGCTGGAACTGTGTTTGCATACTTGTTTTATATTTGTAGAACTCTTGCTTGCCCGATTTATCAGTAGGATCTACAATTGCTCTTCCAAAGTTCTTTAGTGCGTCTAAAGGGCCTTCGTTTAATTTGGCAATGCCTAAGTCATGAATTTTCATTGTTTGCTTTCCTTAATGGCTTTTATACCACGCAGGAACTTGCGCTCGTCACCTGTCTTTATACTGTTGAACAGACGTTTTAGTAATTCTGTTCGTTCGGATTCAGGATATGAGCTTTCAATGAGACTAACTAGATTAGTAACACTAGCAATAACTTGAGTAGCTTTACTCTCTACCACGCTGTGAACGTCCCTGGTAGGAATAATGCTACTAATTTCTTCGAGAATAGATCTAGTTTGTTTTTTCATGGAAACCCTGCGATATTCAGAATATTTAGCTATTTTCTGAAATTAATTCTAGCTAAATTTTACTTCTTTAGCAGGTTTCTAAGATGTTCACTACGATCTATTACATTACTTACTGTGCTATTTTCACGCTGTATAGCATTTAACTCAGCTTTTTGTCCTGCTTGAGCCGCAGGTTTTTCCCATGCAGGAGTTCCTGTAGGTCGATTATCTGCCCATGGTGCTTTGGAAACGTCTAATGCGCCAGTACTGGCAGTATTTTCTTGTGCAGATTGTCGCTTTAGTTTGTTAAACATAACGTCTGCACTACTTGGAGGGGCATGATCATTTTCATCTACGTCAGTGATACGCAAAGTGTTAATGTCAATTGCCAGTTCTACCTTTTGGCCTACACCGCTTGAACTACGTGTCTTCATGAACTGAATTTGAATACGTCCGCGCTCGCGCATAGTAATGCTGTTAAAGATACCGATGACATTGTCCGCTGTTTGAATCTTACTCAATCCACCCGAAATATGACTGTGGTCAAATTCTACACTTTCAACAGCCGCACGGTTCAATTGACTTGCAGTTGCCAAGAAGTAATTGCCCTGCATGGCAAAGTTACGCAACTCTTCCGATACTAGTTTATCTTTGATAAACAAGTCTGCCACGCTGATTTTCTGTCCAGCTGGCATCATCAAGTCCAAGTAGTCAATAACAATACAGTCTACTTTAACACCCTTTTGAATTGTATACTCTTTGAGCCATGCTTTTAAATCATTAACAGTAATACCGTTAGGCAGTTGTACAATCTGCAACTTGCCCGACTTCTTACCTGCCATACGAACTTTTAAGTCAACATCGTCTAAGTTCTTATAAATCTCTTTAGTGCTTGTGCCTGTAAGCATACTATCCATACGCAAACTACACAGTCCTTCGCTAAGTTCCAAACTTAGATATACTACGTTAAATCCTGCTTGGCTCCAGTTAAGTGCCAGATTCTGTAAGAACAAACTCTTACCTGCACCAGATCCACCAGCAAAGATGTTTAGTTCGCCTCTGTTAAATCCGCCATATAATTTATCGTCTACTGATTTCCAACCAGTAGTTGTTCCACCATTACGATTTTTTAATGCTGTCAGTCGAGCGGCCGGGTCAGCAAAGTAATCTGTACCAAAGCCTTTGGCAAGTCCAACTTCAACTGCTTCTTTGATTAGCTTTTCTACTTTGCCGTAGTCGTTCTTTTCCAGTAAGTCTGCCGACTTTAAAATGGCTTTTTCCAGCGCCTTGTACTTACAAAACTGTTCAAACTCGTCTAAGAACCATTGATGATGATCCGTATTAAGTGTAGGATGTATTGTTAAGTCTACTCCTGTTGTTGCCTTAACTTGTTCTGGGCTAGGTACCGCTGTATATTCGTTAGCATAGTTAACTAGAAACTCTGCGGCTGGCTTTAGTGTTCTATGAAAGTATTCTGGATTAATAATAGCATTAGTACGTGCTAGTAGTTCCTTGTCACTAATAAGGAACTCCAAAAATAGTTTTTGTATGTCTTCTAAATATTCTTTTGTATCACTCACAATGTGTTCTCGCTATTACTCTTGATTTTATAGGGTTTGATTCTTGGCTGTCAATGATTGTTTTAAGTACAAACAATCTTCCATAACGTTCTACTGCTTCGGAAACATCTTTGATACCTTCGTTCCATTCGGGTATACTAATGCTCCATCCATATTCAATTGCATCTTCTGCAAAGTCTCTACCGGCACGATCCCTGTCAGGTACTGCAATAATTTGTTTGCCTAAACTTTCGATTAGATCTGCTTGGTTTCTGCTAATACGGTTGCTACCAGTATTAATGCCGCTTATTGCCACAGCATCATACTCGCCTTCCATGACGAGAACATATTTACGCAAGTCTGTTTGTTGGTCAATACCATACACATAGTCTTTAGGTTGTTCTTTAATAACCTTAGCTGTTTCTTTACTAGGCGGTTTATCTATCCAGCGAGCATGAAAGCCTACTATATTACCTTTATAAGTCAAGGGCAATACAATTCTGTTGTACAAGTGATACACATCGCTATCACACCAATACCAGTCAGCATAATTTAATATACCCCTGCGTTCTAGATAATCTTTAGCGGCCTGTGTGTATTCATTATCTATACTAGTTAGTGGTACACTACCTTCCGGCAAAGAAACATACTGCCAATTGGGTGTAAACTTTTCTCTTGTGGCTTCTTTTGTAGATTGTTCTAGGTAAGCACGGGTTTCATTTTCCCGCATTAATTCTATTTGTAGTCGCTGTATATCTGCTTCGCTGGCACCTAGGCCTTTAAACAGTTGTTTGACTCTGCTACTTAGATTCTTGCCAGGACTCCATC